ATCCGGCAATGGTTAATATGTTGCCGGAACAGTTTGCAATGTTTCAAGCTGACTCCATACTAACTATGGGGTTGGATGATGGTCGATGGGGTGTTCCTCCATACGGTGTGTATGATGTTGCTCAAGCGGCATTAATTGCTCACTGGTACACGACCGTTGGTTCTCTGATGGAAGGTGATGCTGCGTTGCCAATTGGCCCAGTAACACGAACTGACGTTGATGATGTTCAGGTTGAATTTGCTAACCGTATGTGGGACAGCGTCCCATATCAGGAAGCAGATTTGTATGGTACTGCATATGGTCAAACATATGTACGCTATCGCAGAATGTTCTTCTCAGGGCCTCGTATCGGATGATAAACCAAAAGCAAGCGTTTAATCGTTTCACAACGGCGAAACACACGCTCGAAGTTTATGTTGAAGGGCACTACGACGATTTGAATAATTGGGTGGCAGATGTTTGGTTGCCACCTGTTCCAATCTCTTGTACTCCCTTACCATATGGCGACCGAGATTCTGGTGTTTCTGGACAACAACTTAAAGTAACTGATGTTGGTGAACGTCAACCAGAGTTCCAACAAATCCATTCTAGAACCGAAATGCCGATGAAGTCTATCCTAACTTTGGGTAAGTCCCGTCGCCGCTTGAAAGTTGTAGAAGTCTCCGATATTTCTGATGCGGGATTCTATCGAGTCATTGCAGCAAAATTGTTGGAGAAATAAATGGCAGATGTACGCGAGCTTGAAATTCAAGCAATGAAAGAAATGGTTGACATGGCTGTCGGCATTCCTTTGTTCACTTATGAAATGCTACAGAATGCTCCCCGACCTGTTGGTGAGTATGCAGCTGTAAAATGTACCGAGTCTTTAAATCCTTGCGGCGCTGATGAAACAAGATACATCACCAGAAATGGTGTGGATTTGTTTACTTCCCGTGGTATCAGAGTTCTGACTTTTTATGTTTTGTTTAGTCGGGAAGGTGAAGAGTATATCAACTTCGACAACGCATTTGTAAGACCAGATGTAATAGCTTTCATGAAGGCAAAGAAGTTTGCTGTAATGGGTAAGCAACCCTTAAGTCTTGCCACAATCCAAATGGAAACCAACTGGGAGTCTCGTGCTGGTGTTAAGATACAATTCAACGTATTGAGAACAACCGAATCCCCTATTGGAACTATGGACAACGCAATCGTTGGTGGTAAGTTCTACGATGGCAATACTGTCGTCACGATTAAAGGAACGTAAATGTCAATTCCTATTTCCGATATTATTCAAGTTAATATCGCTGTAGCCCCTAACGCGGTTGCAACTGACGGCTTCGGCCCTCTTCTGTTTATGAGCAAAGAATTCGTGCCTGTTGCCGGTGAACTTCCAGTTCGTCAGTATTCAAGCCTGAAAGAATTGCAAACTGATTTCCCTACTGGCGAAATCTCCAAAGCTGGTACGGCTTGGTATGGTCAGAAACCAACTCCGAAAACAATGTTTGTTGGCGCTATTACTCAGACCACAACCACTCCAGCAACACCAGCCAAACTGTCCGGCAAAACTGCGGCGGCTCTGGCAGACGTTAAGTTAATTACTGCTGGTACTTTCAGCATTACTATTAACGGCACTGTCGTTCCTCTGACCGGTCTGAACTTTAGCACTGCTGCTGACCTTGATGGTGTGGTAACTATCCTGCAAACTGCATTGACCAAGGCGCATGGTACTGGCGCTGGTGCTCCAGATGTTGGTGTTGTGGTTAGTCAATCTGCTGGTAAGTTTGTAATCACTACCAACATGACTGGTGCTAAAGCCACAATTACTCTGGCTACTGGTACTGCTGCCGCTGCATTGAAACTCGACACCGCTGGCGCTCCAACTCTTTCTCAGGGTGCTGATGCTAAGTCAATCAACATTGACCTTGCAAACGCAATGAACACTAATCTGTTCTTCTATTATGTTGGTATCGACCGCGACCTTCGTGGCACTGCACAACAGATGGAAGCTGCAAAATGGTGTCAGGGTTCTGATAAAGTATTCGGCTGGGGTGACGACGACCCTAACATTCTGGTTGCTGGCGCTTCAAACAGTTTCAAAGACGCTAAGAATGCGAACTTGATGAACACGATTTGTGTGTACGATGCGTCTACCAATGGTGACGAATATCCAGAGATTTCTATCCTGGCTCGTGCTGCAACGGTTAACTTCAACGTAGCAAATTCTGTTCTTATTCTGGCATTCAAGAAAGGGCCGGGAATTACAACTGCTAACCTGAACTCAGGCCAGTTGGCTGCTCTCCGTTCAAACAACGGTAACGCATTCATTGATGTGGGCGGCAACGTCTTGTTCATGGATGGTAAAATGGCGGACGGTACTTGGTTTGATACCGTGCAGGGTGTGTCTTGGTTGACTCAGAAAGTGATGCTTAACGTATTCAATCTGTTCTATACCAGCACAACTCGTATTCCGTGGACTGATACCGGCGTTGCAATGGTCAACCAGCAAGTTATTAATGCGCTGGAACTGGCTGTTACAAACGGTCTGATTTCCCCAGGGTATGATAATGAAGGCGTCTTCTACCCAGACGGCTACAAAGTTTTCTCGACCTCTCTGGCGCTGTTGCAGTCTCAGAAAGGCAAGCGTATTTGGGAAGGCACTTCCTTCATCGCGATTGGTTCTGGCGCATTGCAAGGTGCAGTCATTTCCGGCAACTTCGTTCAATAAGGAACCGCCTAAGTGAAACAATATTCCTTTATGGATGTTGACCTGTTAATTGATGGTGCACGAGTTGACGGCTTCGCAGCCGCTAACTCCATCATCCAAGCAGGTCGTAACGTAGCACAGCACCTTCCAGTGGTTGGTGCTTATGGGGAAATGGCAGTTGCTACAACTGCTGACCTCACTGGTGTTATCACCTTCCCACTGATGCAAGTAGCTGACTGGAACGAAGTTCTCTACGCTCGTGCTCAGCTGTCTCAGGCAACTGGTCTGTCTGGTAACAAAGCCCTGTGGCAACCAATGCAGATTCAGGTTGTGGATAAGATGGGTGATATGCTGGTTAACGGTGTTAACGGCGTAATCCTGAAACAACCAAACGTAAGTCGTGGTGTTGGCTTCACGGTTAATACGTGGGCAATCTTCGTTGAGCGTCTGCAAATCAAGACCGGCAACTACCCAGACGCTGGTCTGTAATAAACTAAAGAGAACGCTATGTCCTGTGAACTGTGTAGTCGTGAGATTCCAAACTCACGCGGTGAGAATATTCTTTTCACCACTCGCCAGTTGTCTGCAACTAAGGCGCTGGATTTACAGGTAGAGCTTATCAATAAGTTGGGGAACTCCGTGTTCCCCCTTATTGAAGGGCGCTACAACTTCTTTGACCTTGTTAAGTTAATGGCTCAGGCTGATAACAAAACAATCGTCGAACTTATTAAGCGCGTCGTTTCCAGTGCGAACAAAGACGGCAAGGAATTAATTCCTGCGTTGTTCGATATTGAATTCAACGGCGAGCTGATGTTGGTCTGCAAATTATTTGCCTTTGTGCTTGAGGCGAACTTTAAAAGTTTTTTCATGCAAGGCGTCGAAATGAACGAACAGTTCAAATTGGCGGAGGCGGAGATATTAAAAGCGGAAGAGTTGAAATCGCGACAGGCGACGAACTCAAGCGAGAATTCCCCGACATAAATTACCTTCTGCATCGTCCTATAATTGAAGACAGCACTCTGTGCACTTTGAAGGAGTTGCAGGATGGTACTTACTCCTTGACTGATTTACTTCTGTTCCATGACATTCTCGACCTAAGGCAAAAGTTGAATCCTCCTCCTCCACCAGAAGAAAACTAATGGCTAATTTAAAAGAGTTAATGGGTATGGAACCTTCCGTACTCCAAGAGTTGGGTTTACGCTCTGGCCTAACGTTTCCACCTGGAATGCGGAAGTCTGCAATGGCCTCGCAGTTAGCTAACGCGGCTGCGACAGGTTGGATGGAACAGAATCAAGAACTCATGTCAGGCAGTTTGGATGAAGGTTATGAGGATGTTGTCGGAAGTTACGGCACATCCGCAAT